TGGAGAATTCGTTGATGGTTTGACCACCATTAATTGAAATGTTTGCATTATCAATATCAACCTTGAAAATAAATGTTGGGAAAGTACGATAAACCGTAAATTGGTGAGGGGTTAGTCCAAAATTTCCAACATTAGCGTCGTCGGCCCCGTAGGCGTAACCCAACAAGAATGTGTAAGAATCATCATTTGGTTTTGTCATCATTCCAAAGCCAACACTATTGTCATAGGTTGTATTATCACTATAGCATCTTGTCCACTGTTGACAATTATAGTTTCCACCCAAAGGAGCAGATGTCATAGTAAAATTGTTAACAACGTCATACGCTGGGTCCCCGTAATTAACGTGTGAATAAATATACCCAATAGTATGATCGCCAGTGTCCTTCCACGAAATGGCTCCGTGTGTCTCGCTTTCTAAAAATACTAATCCCTCAGTTCCAATTTTCCCATAACCGCCGCCAAATACAATATTCCCGTCCGTCCCCACGTATGCCTGAACCGTGGTGCCGCCGCGAAACTTCAACTGCTTGGCCGACATATCCCACAACATGTTGGCGTAGCCGCTGGAGTTGGAGCCAAACAGCACGTCGCCAGCACCCATGGATTCGGAGTTGTAAGTCTGGGCGTTGGAGAAGATGGAGAGCGATGTGGTGTCGGCGGAAGCGAGGTTGGAGCCGACGAACCAGTCACCGTCAAGTTGTAACCAACCAGTGAGAAGCGATGTTCCAGACGAATCATCGTATAGTTTTAGACCTGTCTCGTCCTGGATAATGTTTCCGCTTCCAGTCTTGATTACTGCACCAGCAATACCCGAAGGTCCGTCAGCAATGCCATTGGCCCAAGTAGAACCGGACTGAACCTGCTCCATAAGAACAATGAGTTCGTCCTGTTCGGCAGGGGTCAAATCCTCCTTGTTGGCGACTTTGGACATCAGGTAGGCCAGCTTATTCATCGGAAATAATCCTATTATACCTCATCCCCCGGCATGACACAATGAATGACGTGCTTCTTGATGACCGTCTTGCCGTCGATGATGGCAGAGAACGCGATGACGTAGTCGTTGCCGCCGATCAACGAGGCTAACGGTTTCGTAGTTTGGATATTGACTGACGACGAATCTGATCCGGATGGGAAGATTGTCGCATCGGTTTCGTTGTCGAGATACGCCGTTGCCACGGGAGATGAGATGGCTCCGCAGTCCTCCCACAGAAGCGACAAGGCCCCGGTGGACCCCTGAACCAACGTTTGTTCACGTGGATTGGTCCAAACATTTGAAGATGATGCTCTCGCTTTTAGCAACATAGGCACCGCCACGGACGCTTCATTCTGCGCCCAAGATATATCATCGAAAAACATCGTCCCGGAGATACCAGTCTTTACGGTATCTGTGATCCCGTAATTCAACTGGTCTAACCGGCCAAGTTCCTGCGAATACTTACCACTGACCGTAGACGAAAACACATCATCCACAAACAAGAAGGAATCGTAGGTGAACACCGAAAAGGCGTAGGACGGAACGGACGATAGACCACCGGGAAACGAAGCATAGGCGCTTTCCGAATCCCCAGCCTGTCGGATAATAGTAATCATCCTGAGACTGTGGTAAGCATCGGTCAGGGTCGGATACTGCAACGAATTGATCCACCAGTCGTTCTCCAAAACGCTATCGGAGTTGGCCCGGTAGATATTCCGTCCCTGTAGACAGGCGATATAATTCGCTGACCCCGTTGGTTTAGTAACACAGATTCTCGACACCCCATACCCACCCGAGTTCAAGACTTCCGCCACTGGCACAAGAGCCGCAAATACGGAACTGTTGGGATCGAACATCAGTTTGGTCTCGACCCGCGCTACGGACCCCAGAGACGTGAAAGACCCGTAAGCCGGAGCCGTTCCCGTAGCAACTCCCAGACCGTAAGTACCGGCATATTTCGATGCCGTGGACGTTGCCAGACCCGTTCCCGTAGTGCTGTCGAAATCGGTAAGGTCGTTTTCCTCGAAATCAGCCGTCTTGGTCCACGCCATTAGAATAACTCCCTGACAACCTGATCGGCGGTTTCCTGCGTCTTTAGTTTCTCGCCGTCAACCCGAGTGACTAACTGAACCCCGGTTCCCATTAGAATGTTGTTGAGAATTGCATCCTTCCGCATATCTTCTTGCTGTTGCTCGGCATTACCGTGCGTGAACTCTCCGTCGATTTGCACCGGCCACGCCTGCCCGAAAGCGTATACCAGAAAATCAAGTCTGATTTCACCCGGCATATTTTTTTCTGCCACATACGAAGGCTGGTACTCGATATTCGTGACGTTGCGGCTCTTTTGTAAAGCTACAAAGAACCGTTCCTCATTCACTGATCCTGCTTTCTGTCCCATGATCTGGCCTGACAGAGACTCGTTAGTCCGAAGCTCCAACGGTTTGTCGGCCTTCTGTTCGATATGCGTTCTGGGGACTTTCAACATATACGGTTTCATATTTCTCTCAACGTCATGTGGATCACCCCACGGCTGAAATCCATGGAGTCGGAGTCAATGGAAGTTCTGGTCATTCCCGGAGGTTCAACAATCACATGGATGTTGTCCATTTCCGGAATGAAAGAGTGCAACAGAAGTCCATTGGCCGAAGCGCTCGATGTCCACAACCACACATACAGAGCCGCCACATCAGAGGGCTTCATTTCGTCACCGTTGCGTTTGATGCCATCCGTGCGAACACGGACAGTCCAGATACGCGAGGAGGGAGTTCTGGCGAACATCTTGGCAACAAAACCTGAGACCACCGGAGGTCTATGCAGGTCATTGGCGTAAATTCGGTAGCGATACTTGATCTTGCGAACATTGCCCTCATTGACTTCCACCTTATCAACGGGAGACCGATAAACGTCTTCTGTCCTGTGCCAGAAGTCAGTCCCGATTTCGCCGTCCAACTGGTAGTCCAGGGAAATGAAGTCACCACCGCCCAGATTCTCAGTGATGATGTCCACATCCTTGAAATACTTCGGAAGCTGGGAAAGAGCGAGGTCAATCGAGGACTGTTCTAAGTAACCTTCGGGTTCAAACGACAACGACTCGTCTCTAAGCGGGTTAAGATCATTGGCCGGGAACTCCAGGTAACACAGTTCCCCACCGTAGTTGATCCAGAGAACGGGGTTTCCGCCTTCCACGGGTTGCCACTTCAAAGCCTCGATTTTCTTGCCGGCTTCAAACCCCCTGAACAGTTCGTGCCATCCCCGGTCGTTCCACGCCAAGACAGACGATGTTCCCGATCCGGCGTTGATCCCGACGAATATCCAGCCAATCGGACCCTCGGCGCAGGACACGAAACCCCGACGGCTGGACGGCATACCAGCGCCCTTCCAAGGGCCGAAGTCGTCCGCCATGGAACCGTAGAGCCTTTCAAGACTGTGGGACCAGTTGAAGATCAGGTAGAGGTTCTTTGAGATCACAGCCTTGCCGGTTTTCAAAGACGGGATGGCCTCAAGTCCGATGTTGACTTTAGCTGGCTTGGAACCTTTTACCGACCAAACCGAATCTTCTTTGAAAACATAGGGCTTGTCATCATAATCCCAAAGACGGGTAACGGCGTAGGTCGAGTCGCCCACCGAGAAACCGGTCCCGAATGTCATGTCCGCGCCCACAGCAGTTGCCGTGGCTTTCGACACTTGACCAGCAGAGTTCACGGCACGCCAACACACGGCCCCGTCGTCAGGATCATAGTAAGCATGAACGTAATCGGCATGATTGGAGCCATCCGACGCGCCCGTGTGAGTATTGTCGGCCTGTGAAACTTTGAGAATGTGTTGAGCATCACCCTGCGCCAGAATCATCTGGGATTTCATCATGGTAACGTCCGACACGACTCCAGCAATTGCCGTAGTTCCGACGGTTATCACGGAGAACTTCGACCCGCCGTAAATGACGTATTCCGAGGCTGTGGTATGTGTAGTCTGCCACGGAGAATCACAGGTCAGAACCGTGGTGGTGTTGGATGTGATGAGTTTGTGTTCACCGATTCCCGGCCCCCCAACAACCTTGACCCTCCAGCCCTTCCAACAGTCCGTGGTCCACGTTCCGGATTTCGATGCGTCGATCAACGTTGTTTTTGCGGCTGCGTTGCTGTCGGCATTCCCGCGATCCCCCTGCATGTACATGACCGACGTAGTTCCATCGGCGTACTGGCTTATAGCATACAGAGCGCCTTTAAAGTTTATAAGGTGAAAGGCTCGGTCCACGTCCGCATCGGTAATTCTATAGAACATCCGCAGAGATGTGTTCGACCACGCCGATCCGGCAGATGAAACCATAGTAGGCTGGGTCAAAAGATCAGACGTTCTCTCACAACCGATTTCCCAGTGGTTGACCTCGGAGTATGTGGCCCCGGCGGCAACTTTCAGGTGGTATGTGGTTGTTGCTGTGAGTGCCGTGGTCGTAGCCCAGTCGAATTTTTGGAATTTAGCCAGATACCCGCTCACGTCGTCGATAGTTATGGCTATAGATTTCGTAGCCGATCCCGGAACTCCGGAACTGTCTGGACATAGAGACAGCGTGAGACTTCCGGGATTGCCCACACGCCGGATGTACAAATAACACTTGTCGGCATTGTATGAGGCCGACGCGGCGAACGGTGTGTCCAGAAGTAAATTGTCCCCGTAAAGCGGGAACCAGTAGAAGTCGTGCTCCGGCATGTTTTCGTCAACACTCCGGAGACCTGTGGCAAACCGCCTCAACAACGGGTTGTGAACCACGCCGGGAGTCAGGGTATAGGCCATCGAATCCGAGAACTTGGTAATATCCTCAAGGGCATCCTGTCCCCTACCGCCCTCGGCTGTCCTGATCTCGGTATGGGCGTGGCCGGGGTCCCAGTCGCCATACTTACCGCCCTGTGAATTCTGGAGCAGGGACGACGGAACCGACGGATTCTCGTTGAGAGAGGCAAGAGACTGGTCCAGCTTAAAATCGTAGGTTATCCCGCTGTCATCAGTCAGTGAGAAGTCGTTCCAGCGGTCTTCACCAAGTTTCGGATTAATGGGCATGGTTTACCAGTCCGATGGATCGCCGAATATGAAGAGCTTGGATTTCTTTTCGGGCCTGGGGGCCGGGTGGGTTCTCTTTCTGGCGTCGTACTCAGACTCGAATTTATTCTCGAACTGAATAGCCATCGGGTCGCTACCCTGTAGTTTGCGGTTTCTCCAAGCCGAGGCTTTGGCTGTCAGTGACCTCACAACAAGCTCAGGATCAACGCCTTCGCTGATTACGGATGTACAGACCGACAATTCAGGGTGCGGCCCCAGATACTCGACCTTGATGTCTTTGCTCCCGCTGGCGGGATAATTTGAAAGGATGAGCTTCCCAGCCACTCCTGGAGCCGCTGTAACCTGTTCCCAGTTATGAAACTCGCTCCACTGGTTGTCGTTTGAATCAGCGTTGGTTTGATACCACACCCTGACAACTCGGCGCTTCCAGTCCACGGCAACGGCGTATTCTGTGTCGCCTGTGTCTGTGTCGAGAGTTGTGGTGTCTACTGTGGGAATGTCGCCAATGTCTTGTAGGGCGGAGTTGGCGAGTTCCACCATTGTATAGAGTGGGTACAGCTTCCCGGCCCAACTGTAAATGTCTCCCGCTCCCACAGCGGCGGTGAGAGTGGCGAAGGTGTAGGTTCCCGTGGCGGGTGCGAATGCGCTGATTAGCGCGTACTCGCCCTCGGGCGCGAGGCCATCCGTAGTGCGCGGGATAAAGATCACGCCATCGCGTTTATCATTGGAGAAACGGGCGTTGCGGGCTGTGGTCTGGGTACTGTCCACGACAGTCGTAGTACCGCCCCCGGTGGCAACAGAGGTCTTGAGTTGCCCGAGGCGTTCGTAGGACTTCATCAGAAGGTTGAAGAGGGTAAAGGCCATTTAACGCCTCCGCTTCTTACCGACAACTTTGGAACCGTACTTCTTAGTCCACTTTTTCGCCAGCTTGGGCTTATTGGCGTACATCCACTTGCGTTGTTTTACTGATCGAAATGGCATTCCCGCCTCCGCTCAGTATTCATCTCTTTCCAATCTTTACCGTCGAACTTCCACACCCCGATGTGCTTGAATTTACCTGGATTGCGTGACATCAGTTTCATCGCGTCTTCCTTGGTAGGCCAACGTTCGTCACCCGGCTCGGCGTTGAGCCACAGCACGTCACTGCAACGCTCGATTGCCCTTAGTCCCCAGTGCTCATCCATTCTTTCAGTTGCCTCTTGAACCGCCCGGGTCTTACTTCGACCCATTCGTACTTCTCATCGAACGGGTCGTTCTTCCTCCGCAATCTCACGCCCGGGGCCGTGAAGTGCGTGTGGTGGATGGCTTTCTCGTGGTGCGGTTTGCCTTCGTAATCTTCCGGGTTCTTGTCTTTCACGCTTTCCTCCATGCAATCGCCATTCCGGCAATAGTGTGAACCATGACAAACTCCAACCCGCTGTCTCGAATTGCACTGTATACCGTGTTCATTTTTGTATCGTGAAACACGAACACGCCATCCGGCACAATTTCCATAGCATCTTTTATGTCTCGTAAACAATCCTCATAAGTGTGCCGCCCGTCTATAAACGCCCCGTCCAGCGGGCGCGGGACATCCTTGATGTTGTCAAAAAACCTGACATTTTTAGGAAGGTCAGGGGCTACGGTTTTCTTGACCCATGGATCAATATCAACCGTATAAACCTCAGACTTTTCCGCAATCTTGTGAGTCGCCACCCCAAGACCTGTTCCGACCTCTAAAACTCTGCGACCAGCAAGAATTTCAGAAACAAGTTTTGCCTCAACGTCATTTACAGACCACCGGGGAGCATTTTTTCCGGGCTCTCCGGGATCATTAGGACACAACCAGCCGTTAGGTGCCGGAACCAATTTAGTCATACCAAACGTATGCGATAGCCCCGGTTCCAGCGGGTTTGCAGTACATGGCGGTGCTAAACACAATCCCGCCAACGTCGTCAAAGCTGAACTCTTTGCTATCATTGGCCAGGCAGGAAAGCGTCAACAGAACATCACCGGTATCGGTGGCGGCATTCTTGAACTGCACAGTGGCGTTAGCCGTAGCCCCTCCGATCACTACTTTACGCAAAATGCGCTGTCCGGCAATACCAACAATTGCGGCTGCGGTTGCCGGAACAATTGCTACTTGACAATTCGGAAATTGAGCACTCATGTTGTCTCCTTATGTTATTCCCACGCCCGCATGGGCGCAATTTAAAGTCCAGTCCACGTAAAGCGGAATTCCAAGGTTCATCAACTTGCGTGATATTTTCATATCCTCACCGCCAGAATTAAGATCGTATGGCGATCTCCCAAGGGCTTCGGCCACTTCGCGCTTCATTAACCAGCATCCGGCTCCCATGCCATCCACGCGCTCCAACCCCGTTCCGGGTGCTGGGCGGGCATTCCAACTTGCCACGCCCTTGTCGTCCTCACTCAAAAAGTCGTAGACGCAAGGATGATGATTGGGGGCTTTCTTGTCTCGATACCAACCCCCTACAATCGGAAGATTGTGTTCCAACAGTCGGTCTATGAGATTGGGTGGAAACAGGATGTCCGAGTCCAACATCATAAGAGCGAGGTAATCTTTGTGACTGTCGAGATAAGCATCGTGGATAATGTTCCTAGCCTTTGGGAGATAAGTTCCTTCGGACCCCGCAAAACCATCCCAAGGCATTTTGTTGGCATAACCCTCAAACCGTATCCAGAAGTTTGAAAAGCCAATTTCGTCGCAGGGAACTCCCCAGAATAGACGAAACGTTCTTATGATAACGGGAGCGTTGCCCTCACTTACAAGACCCATTCCTTCAACTGTGTAAGTGCGGGTCTGGGGCGTGCCATTCGGAAAGGCTTTCTTGATAAGGTTAGCCAATCCGATAGTCTTGTGTTTTCCCATTGATTATTCCTAAAGGGGAGGGTTTCCCCTCCCCCGATAGGTGCTCTTGATTAGGTCAGAAGCGTCCCGCCACTGGTGCCCTCATAATTTGCACAATATGAAGCATCAGCGGTTCCGCCGCTCACCCCATTACCAGCAGTTGTGATACCAATGCGATTATCCGCCACAAAGCAGTCTGCGCTGGTGCTGATACCGAGCGTGAGCGTGCCGGTCTCGGTTCCGCCAAAAGCAACGTCTTCCCAGATATAGTTGTTGATAATGAAGAAACCATATCCGGCAACGCTGATAGCTGCGGCAACCGCAGTATTCCCACCCGTGTGCATCAGGTTCCCACGGATCAGTCCACGAGTCGAGGACGCGCTGGTGAGTGCGATGAAAGCGGCAACATCGTTATCAGTACCGCTCATTGCGCCCGGAGAGTAATTCGTGAAGTAATTGTCAAAGATAGAACAATGACTACACGCCCCGGTTCCGACAATTCCATAGTTGTTGCTGGACGCCGTGGCCGAGATGCCGAAGAAGTTGTCGTGAATTACATCATGCCAACGAGTACCGGAAAGCGTGATAATGTCCGCTCCGGAATACCCCTTGAAAAACAGACCGGCAATTTCGACACCATCAGCGGTAACGGTGATACAGGCCGTCGCAGCTGTATTTTGGTGAATACGAGCAGCGTTGGTCGGAAAACCGCCAGTTCCAAGACCGGCTGGGCAAATCAGGTGTACATTGCGCTTGGTCATGGTCAGGGCAGCAGTAATGTCATAGTCCGAGGCATCCGGCATGACAATTACATAGTCGTTTCGTTCCGCAGTACAAGCGTCAAGCGCGGCCTGGATGGTTCCCTGAACAGCCGACGTTCCATCGGGATAGGTAAACTGGCGATCCCGAACAAAAGCGGTATAGTCATCATTTGTAGACTGGATTACATAGTAAACATTGCCAACCCCCAAACCCAGTGCCACATTGCCGTCAACAAGATCGGTTACAAAACTCTTTCCCTTACGAAGAATCGTGTTCTTGGTCATTACAGTCTCCTTTCACGTGAGGGGGAGGCCGAAGCCTCCCCTATGACGTGACTCAAGGTGTTACGCGGTTGCGCTGAATTCCTTAACGGCCCCGTGCCACTTTTCATTCGCGCAGACAAAACCGTATTCACCGACCACTTCACCCTTGTCGGCGTCGCCGGTCTGCCCCAGCCGCTTGTAGAAGAACGGGTCAAACGGATAAAAAGCGGTCTTGGCAGTATCAATGATCCACAATTCACCGGACGGGCAATTGCGATCCACAACCACATCCACGATTTTACCGGTGATGGGGTTCTGGAGTTTCTTGATGAGAACACCGCCAAGTTGCTCCGAGCGATCCGTAGACACATAGCCCTCGTACATATCATTGATTTTGCGCTGGGCGTGTGCCACGGTCAGGATAAGATTCGGGTCCCCGCCGTAAGAAAAGATATTCTGGAAAGTATCGTCGATGTGATCGCGGGTCAAGGCTTGTGCCGTTCCACCGGTAGCCGCCGTCGAGGTAGCGTAGGTAAGGTTTGTGGTAATGAAAGTGTTGAAACCACCAGCATACCGGGCTGCAGACGACGTACCGCTATACGACCGGCCATAGTACGGAAGACGCGCCAGGTCCATCATCAGTTCGTCCATGGCCTTGTCGATAAGATAATCTTCAATCGAAGGGAGGCCATACTTGTTGATTTTCTGCACCGACCGAGCAACATTGATGGTCCGCTGGAAAATCTGCGTGTAGTTCGAGGTGGACGTGACTTCGGTGCTCGGACTGTCATCCGCGTCGTCACCGGGGATACGCGCCCGCGAAATACGGGTGATGACGGCTCCGCTGTCGTGTGTTGCGGCGGTCGTGCTACCGTAACCGCGAGTGATCGTGGCCGTGGTCGTGGACAGCGCGGAAATCCAGATTTGCTCGGTTCCGCACAGGAACACGTCGCCCACCTGCCAGTTTGCGGCGGTCGTAACGGAACAAGTCGTGGTCGTGGTATCCGCGATTGACGCGCCGAGAGTGTCCGTGCGATCCGTATAGGTATCGTTCAGCCACTCATACGTATATTCGTCTTTGTTGGCGAAGTTGAACTTTGCCATGTTCGTACCGAGATAACTGTAAGCCACGATGTCCAACGGCTCCATATTCAGGATGCGGTCGGTCACCATGCGCTTTTGTGGTACGGTATTGATATACTCCTGCACCAAACCAGAACGAGTAGTCATCTAAGGCTCCTTGTGGAGCCAATCACGAGAAGTCGATGTTATGTACATCAACCCCCTTGTTTGCATATTCCACGCGGAGTTCCTGTAGAACATCCCGCCTTCCGCGATTGGCCCGCATTTTTTGAATGTATTCGGCTTTTAGGTCATGTGCTACCGCTCCCCCGCTGGGCAACACCATGCCACCCGCACTTGCCGGAGCGCCTTGCTTGGCCTTGTTCTCCCGCCATGTATCCGCCATTGCCGCCGCCGCAACTACAGCTTCCCTGACAGTCTTGAATGTCTTGGTTGCCATGCCAGCAGTAGCCTCGCTGATCTCTTCGGCCTTGAAACCGCGCCCCTTAAGATAGTCCGTAATTTCGGCATCGTACTCCGCCAACATCTGCTCCCTGCCAGGAAGCGTTTGCTGGGAAGGTTTTTGCGGCTCCGGATTGGTGGCGAGAATACGCTCTTCCGCCTCCAGCAACCGCATGTCTCGGACGGCTTTCTGGACATCTCCCCCATGTTGCTTGAGCAACCCGCCCATCTGTTCGAGTTCCATGATGCGTTTTTCATGTTCGCCTAGCCGTTTGTCTTTCACGGACTGTTCCCGGCGCTCGAACTCTTTCAGGCGTTTGTCCTGCTCATCCAGACGTTTGACAAGTGCCTCAACGTCTACCGCACTACCAGACGAAGTTGGCTGTCCACTCGATTCTGCCGAAAAAGACGGTGTTGGCAAGACACCCTTCTCCGGAGTAACCGGTGCGCTCTCCATAGGCTGTTCGGTCATCTTTGGTTGTTAAACTCCTTTTCTTTGAATTAGATATATCTTACCATAATTGTCTATATTTACAATAGGCAATTATTTCACAAGAATCAAACCTGTTTTTGGCTGTATAATCTTGTCGTGAATACCTATCCTGAACCTCCTCGCTGTAGTTTCTGCGGTAAAGAAGCCTCCTGGTACGCCCACTGGTACCACGGTATTCCAGAGTACAAAACCATCCAAAAAGGCGAAAAAGTCAACGACGGGCGTACTCTGTATTGCGATCTGCATCAAGAATACTGGATGCAAAAATTTAGGCCGGTACCGTAACACTCGCGGCCATCTGTTGTAGCCACGAGTCTATGTCCGTGATCCCCGCCGCGTTCAGCGTCCGCGTAATACTAGCTCTCAGATTGTCCGGCATTACCCCGGTTCTAAAGTAGTCCTCTAGCAGTCTCCGTGTCGGTGTTGAGAAGACCCCTGCCCAATCTGCCCACGTCATTGCGCGTAGTTCGGTTCCTCCGCCACTCTGTTTACCAGCCAACGAAGCGTTGTACCGTCGCCGCATTTCCTTATCCCATTTGATATACTCGGCCACTTCGGGATGCTCCACAAGATAGGCCGAGGCTAGACCAGGAGACTTGGCGGCAGCTTTTTTGTAGTCGTTGTAAGACTCCGTGATACCCGGCCAACGTTTCTCGGCTTCCGTAGTCAAGAACTCGGTGAGATTGAAATCGGGAGTATTCTGTTCGCCGGAACCAATGAATGGAACAGCCAAAGAACTAATAGCAATATCCGCAGAACTTTGTTGCTCCTGCATGTTTCGGAAAGCCTCTTGGGCTTTTTCGCTGGCCGCGTTGATGTCAGTCCTCCAGAAACCGGACGGCGATTCTGGAATTTTGCTGGAGATCGAGGCCAAGAAATTCTTCATTCTTGCCCGTTGAGCGTCCACGAAGTCCCAGTATTCCCGTAGTTGGGGATACTGAGTTATAAACCCCTTTGTGTCTCCACCGTTTTTCTTCACATCCTGATAAGCCAAAACGAGTTCGTCGATCCCCGGCCACTTCGCAGACGCCGCTGTGGAGATAATACGGTCGTAGTATCCTTCAAGAAACTTGATTCCACCATAGTATTTCATAAGCAACGGATCGTTGGAAATGACCTGCGCTCTCCAGTCAAGGTATTCTGCCACTTCGGGATGAGCATTGATATATTTCAGACCTTCATCCTGACTGATGTTCAGCGCGGTGTAGTAAGCATCAACACTTCTCGTAACACTGTCAGGAACAGTCGAGAAGATCGCCGAATATTTAGCATGTGCGGCATTCCATTCTTTCCGAATGGCTGTCTCTGGCATTGCCATGACAGAACCCATGATCCGAATGTTGCTCATAAGATACATGGCTTCGTCTTCATTCATCCCCGCCAAACCAACCTCGTAGAAACGGTCGATGACTTTCTCGTCCACACCGAAAGCCTTGGCATATTTGCCAGACTGCCCGGGAGGAATGCGCCGCAGAACCTCCCAACAAAGAGCCTCATCGCGTTCTTGCCCGCTCTTCCGGGCCAGAAGCAGAGAAGACGCAAAGGGGTATTTCTCGAACAGAGCATTCCAAGCCTCTCTGCGTCTTTCAGGAGACATGCGCGGCTGGAGAGTATAGAGTGTGTTCATCTCCTGGTAGAACATATCGACTTGCATGTCGGTTTGTGTTCTGGCCTTCCAACCAGGACCCGCAAATGAAGCCAGAAGTCTGCTGGGAGCAGTTCTCTGGGCCTGCCGACGTGCGGCCTCGTCCCAGATTGGACCACTCTGGGCATAAGCGGCGTCGATAACAGCTTCGTGAGAATATTTTCCTTCCTGTTCCAAGGCTGTAAGTTCACGATGAGTAGCTTTGAGGTCCCATTTCGTAGTGCCGCCCATCAAAACAACCCCGGGGTCGATTTCCAACCCGCCCTTGCCCAATCCGCCGCGCTCAAAAAACTCCCCGCCCAATTTTGACGGGTCAATACCCAGAAGGGTAGTGATTGATTTTATGGCCTGCGTCTGTGGAAAGACACGCTGAATCCAGGAACTTGCCGCTTCTCGATCCCCCTGAAGTTCAAACGCCAGCCCCGCCGCCCACATAAGAGGAACGTGAACCGAAGGGCCAAACTTCCCGAGATCGTCCAGAAGCGCCGACCACCACGTTTTTCTCCTATCAGGATCGTCAAAATCCGGCCCAGTCATGCCATACAGCGGGTTCCAAAACGATTCCAGGTTGAAATAAAGGGGATTTTCCATGTTCAAACCGAACATTTCATTTGTGTTGAGTTGGAATTTCCACCAGTCCGGCATTCCAGCATGGAGTTTTTCCATCAGGCCACGGTATTTTGAATACGCCGCCAGACCCCACGGATTGAGAATCGCTCGTTTGATCCAATTTGTATACGTTCTGCTGTACCAATAATGAAACGGATAGATATTCGACAAGAGCATATCGAAACCACGCTTGTCTTCATAGAAAAGATGAGCGAAGTCACGCTTGTGCGCGGCGTAGGCAGAAATAATCGGCTTGGCTTCTACCATGCGCTTCTTGGTAGCATCGGCCCACTGATAAGCGGCCTTCATGTCATCGTCAGCATATTTCACGGGGTCGGCGAGGTCGGCTTCGTGAACATATTTTCTGGCGTTCTCAACCGTCTCGTCAATAATTTGGTTGATCTTCTCTTCCTGAGCCGCCATGAAATAAGGACCTGTTTGAGTCCCGTCGTCCGGCTCAAGAATTATGAGCTTGGGATCGTCGTCGATCTTTTTGATTATCTCTTCACGAGCCGCGTCCATAGCCGCACGGCGTTCATTCTGAATGGCTGTGGTGACTTCTTCTGTGGGTGCCCCGACACCGCCCTCTCTCCATTTCCCCTGTTCCAAAATCTGAACGTTTGGATCATCGGGGTGGATGAGCATATACTTTTCGATTTTTTCCTGCCGCTCAATCGTCTTAGCGTAATTGGAAGTAGGATCAATGCTTCTGAGTGTATCAGACCATTTTTTGCAGGCCGCATCGACAGCCGCCTCTTCCTCGGCGGTCAAAAGCAACCGGTTGGAAATCTTCTCAACCGGTAGATCAACACCAGCTTTTTTCAGACCGCGTTGAATATCGGACCATTCAAAACCAATAAATGCCCCGTCTTTCCCCCTTCTCCCAGTCGGGATGTCGGGATAACGGGACATGATATTCATCACTGTGCTTCCGCCTTCGCCTAGAGGAGACACGCCACGAGCCAGCATGGCATCATCGTAGGTATCGAGGAGAGCGGAAGTTCCCATCAGATTTCTGGAGCGGTCGATGGAAAGTCTGAAACGATTGTCCAATTCGAGATGGTTGCCGAGCTTTTTGTCGTATTTGTTCAGAAGTTCCTGCATCTCTGACAAATATCCCTTGACAACCTGCCCGTCAATGGCCCCACCGTTGTAAAGATACCATTGCTGGTACTTATATTTGCCAAATACTTCTTCGCGTTTGGCGAACCAAGTGGCGTCATCCCAATGTTCGGTCAGTCTAAGGCGGTTGACCGCATCACGCTCTGCATTACAAGCTCTTTGAATTGTGGCAAGCCGTTCGTTGTATTCATTGGTTAGTTTCTGGACGCTCTTGACAGCATCCGTGCCCGCATTGTGAACATGCAGAACAGCCTCATCAGAAACTTGTTTGACAGTAAAAGCCACTTGGTCAAAAGTGCCTTCTGCCTGCCAGATACGGGCCATCAGAGCAGGATGGGGTTCCTTCACGCCTCCACTATCAACCAAACTCTTGATGTCCGCCAGATAAGATTTAGTTGTGGAACTCATATTGTCTGACGGAATAAACGAATGGCCGGGGTTTTTACCCTCATTGATGATCTTGCGATATTCCTTTTTGAACATCGCCACCCAGTCATCATCCAAAATATTCCGTGTTTCGATACCTTCTTGGAGTGGTTCCCAGAGGTTGAACTTTTTCATGGTATCGACTTTCTGGCTGTCTTTCACAACCGACCCCAGAGACAGTCTGCGGTTGCCATGAAACAGATCGTTCAACACACCATGCGGGTCCATCGTTTCAGATGAAGCGTTTTTGATGTCCGCGATAATAGATTTGTCAAGGTTTTTGGGAAGCATTTCATCCGGAGCGAACCAGAAACCTCGCGTCCGCATGTGCTCAATACCTTCGTCCACACCGGTGGCGAATATCCGCATACCGAGATCGGATTCCGTCATCCCAAGTTTCTTGGCGGCTTTGAATAGAAGACCACCGCCCTGTGCTTCGCTAGCTCCCTTGGCAATGTCCGTGACGGACGAAATACCAGAAATCCCGCGCATGTTGAGAAACCCCATCTTCGCCATGCGGGCATATTCACGGTTGGAATTTCTGAAGATCGTTCCGATTCCACCGTCATAGAAGTTCTGGATCGTTCCCTGAACGAAATTGCGCGTCCAATAAGGCGGATTGGCTTTGGTCCACATCCGCGACATGAACGGCATCCACCAATCATAACCGTATTTCCTTACGGTCTTGAACGCTTTATAACCGTTTCTCTCCCATTGGGCTACAGGATTATCCAAAAAAGACGCCAATTGTCTGGGAACAGACTTTCCAGCCGCTTTGAGGGCTTCGGCTTTCGCTTCATAAGCGAGTCTCGCGCTGATGTCGGGAAACTCATCTTTTATGAAGTCTTCCATCGACTGAGCGAGTTTTACAGAAGCGTCGGGGGCTTTGGCAAGGTCTGTAATCGTTTTGGTAAGACTGTTGACTTTGCTGAGGGTTATTTTCCCGGCGTCGTCCACCAACATATCCGCTAGAATCACTCCAACATTGGCCGCGCCAGGAGACAAAAACACATCCGCCTGCGGGCTTTCCATCAGAGTTTTCAGCGCGAGATTGTAATGTTTGAGATCATCCGCTTTCGGGCCATACACATAAGCCAACGAAAGCAGAAGTTCTTGTGCTCTTCCAACCTGCATGTCTTTGGGGAGTTTTAGAGCCGCGCCATCACCAAATATAGCATTCCCAATGACGGACACGTTCTGCATCGTCTTGGATGTACGGGCCATCGAAGTGTTTCCGAAAAGCCTGGACAAAACCTTGGGAGTTTTCACGTTCTCCAATGGTTTGATCCATTCAAACATCTTCACATCGTCGCCAAGTTGACCCGAGAGCTTCGCCGCCTCAGCCGCCACTCGATTAGCTTCGGCTACGGCCCCGCCAACCTTCAAGGCGTCTTTGATCTCAGCCGTGGTCTTCGCCGCTTTACCAGTTGCTTGAACAACCTCGAAAGCATTGGATAGTTTCTGAGCCTCGGCAAGATCATCCAAAGCTCCTGTGGCCTTGAAAATCTTACCAGCCTTGCCGATCTCAAAAGCCGTGGTAAAAGGTTTGGTAACATAACCAACAAAATTGAGCGGATCGACAACGAACTGACCCAGAAACTCCAAGATGGGATCGCCCAAAGACATCGCTACAGAATTGGGGTCTTCCCCGCTTCGGATTCTGAGAACCATATCGGCCTGAATGCCTTTGGCTCTCGACCGTGCCAAGACCGCTTCATTAGCCAGATAATCTGCTGTTCTCTCCCACGGGGCGGCGTATTCTTTGTCCCTGGTCATGGCAGTGGTCCAGCCAATTTTTGACAACTGGTAAATTTCCGCTCCCGTCAAATCCGCCAGCGGTTTTTCTGTGATACCAGTCATCATTGCGCCTGTAAAAATTGCCCGTTCGGCGTAAGACGACGGCATACCGAGACCGATCATCGCGGCGTTTCCAAATCCCTCAAGATTGTTGAACAGAAAACCCAGCGGTTCCCACTTCTTGAGTTCCTGTTCCGCGACCAAAGCACCGGTTCGGATGGTATTTATACCACTCCCTAACCATTTTGGGATTTCCGACAGCGGGGCCTTGGTATCTGAAAAGCCGGATGTAAACTCCTGAATGGAGTTATATCCCTCTGCCGCCGCCGTGGCCTCGAACTCTTTCTGCTTCTGAATATCAGGGTTGTTGGCTGTGTTAATGGCATCAAAAGCATTGTATACATCCGTGTATACATCACCTAAAAATGCTCCGGCGGCCTGCTTGTAATTATCCGGCAGAACATTCATCATAGAAGTTATGCTACTGTTTATCTCTTTTGGAATAAATGTAGCAATGGTAGCGACTTTGGCAAAATTGAGTTTGCCGGTTTGTTCTTTCTGCCACTGAGTAGCAATGTCGGTGTAATTCGTGCTGTACCAACGATCATTCACGGCTTTCTGATAATCCAAAACCTTATCCAACATGATCTGCTGACGTTGTGATTCGTATTGGTTGATGCGAAATTCCCAACCAAGAGCGTGAGATGCCGACGCTGTATTATAGGTATTCGCGACGGTAGGCCAATAAGCAACTTTTTCCTCATTGCTCATTACCTTGTATTTCTGCATTTCGTCGTAATGTTTTTTCCAATCGTCCTGTTCCTGCTTCAGAACGGACGCATCCATGGTTCCCCCAGAACCAGCGGGAGTCGGGAAAACAACATCAGCCGGTTTGTCGGTCATAGGCCAATTCTCCAGTTAAACAACCCCATGGAAGAAGCATAACCACCATAATCGGGATACCCGCCTCCCCAGCCCCCGTACCCACCGCCCCCGTAATCTCCTCCCCCAACAGCCGGAGGAATCGGTTCCTCTGGCTTCCAAGGGTCCTGGGTCCATTTATTTGCTGTGTGTTCCCATGGCGTTTCGGCGGTTCCCGGAGGGGTCGAATAAGACAATGGAGGCGTGATTCCGGTTGTTCCTTGCGGCGCGGAAGACCCATGAGTTGACCACCAGTCCGCTTCTCCATACATTGGAGTGCCGTCCGGATTGAATCCGATAATAGGTCCTGGATAACCAGCAGTGTTTGTTACACGAGTAACATCTTGATTGCTGGGTCCCGTGGGATTCATATTGTTGTAGTCCACCGCCCCGTTGACGATAACGGGAGTAGGGGCTGTATTTGTGGGAGACGGAGTGGCGCTTGATGTTTTTCCAGAATATGTCATATTGGGGTTATACATCAAACCTGACATGCCCTCTTCGCTGAAGGGGTTAATTCCACTGTCCGCGCCCCCGGGCTGAGAATACGCCAAAGGAGGACCGCTGAATGCTGGAGGCGGAGTTCCAGGAGCACCGGAAGTCTCCGCTCTATTAGCCGGGGACATGCTTGACCCCGTGGTCACAGGAGGAGCATACGTCGGCGCAACATACGTCGGAGCGGTGGGAGACGAAAACATACCAGACGCCGGAGGTGCGCCAGCGGGAACAGTGGTTTTTGCCGGAGCCACGGGTGTCGCCCCCCCGGAATAAGACATCGGAGGAACAGTTGAACCATACGTCGGCGTATACCCATATCCACCCGACTGTCTGGGAGCCGTAGTGACTATAACCACCTTGGGTTGAGAAGGGTTATACCCCGTGTAAGATGTCGGGGGACCGCTAAACGTTGGGGCCGTTGCTTTCTTCGTTGCCATTCTTCACCTCCGGGAGCCTGTCCCCGAGATATGCTTTCACGAGTTCATTCCACTGGTTCCAAAAGACTTCTTCGGCTTCGAGTTCCAGAAGGTCTTCATCTCTCTGTGTGATGATTGTCATCGCTCAAACCCCTCCTCTCCGCCACGGCTCATACCGGTCTGTGTTTCCATGGTTCCGAACGGCATGGCTTCTTGTGGAGCCGGAGCGCCCTGAGCGGGATTGTTCTCATTTCCCTGCAAGTTAGTCGGGAAGCCCTGCGGAGCGCCCGGTTGAGGCATCTGCTGAGGCGTAGGACCTGACTGCTGTTGCATCTGTTGGGCCTGAACCTGCATCTGGGCCTGTTGCATTCCGGCCTGCATTTGCATGATCTGGGCCTGCACTTTGACATCCACAGCGGAGAGAATTTCCTTTGCCTTCGCGTCCCACATAGCCCTAAGAATTTTCTCAAAAGCCGACTGCTTGGCGATGTCGCTCGGATTCTCGTAACCGAGTTCATCCAGAACCTCTTCCTGCGAGACACCGAGTCTTTCCATAAGCTGAATGGCTCCGTTGATTCTCTGGTTCCTGTCCACGGGGATGTCGGGGTTCAACTCCACATCAATGTGAATCTGATCCATCTCGTATTCTTTGGGTTCCACAACATATTTCTTGTTTTTGTCTTTCTTCCCCATCCCGTAACCCACAAAATCCATCCCCATGTGCTTGTACCATTGAAGGGTAATCACATCACCTTCTGCGATGGCTTCCTGGGCAAGAGCTTTGTACGGGAAAAGTCTCGACATATCCGACTGCATCTTGATGTTATAAGTCGCATAAGCCGTCCCAGAGGGCATGGAACCGCCCTGCATCAGAGGGGACAGAGAAGACTTATCCATATCCGACCTAAATACGTTCACGAGATTCATCAACCCTTGGTCCATGGGGACGGCGTTAAAGGCCTGGACTTTGGTTTCAGGGTTCTCGGAACGGATGTTGACGGCGGGGTCTCCGTAGCGAATCTCGACTTCTGTAGCGCCAGGTCCGAAGACTCCCCAGCGGGGAGAACTCATGTGAGCAATACCTTCAGACAGAACGATGGTCCTCACAGAGTTCTGGATGTTCCAGGCGTCGTCCTTGATCGACGCCAGACACAGAGGGTTGTATTTATTCTCCTCTTCGTCATCGAGCGTCGAGCCGCCGATTCTACACACCCACGGGATGAAAGGAAGTCCGTGTTTCCCATCTTTTCCATCAGGATCGAGAATTGCCGTGCCGCCTACGGCAGAGCCCTCTGAGGAGAACCACACTGCTCTATGATCGAGGTCCCACCAGTCATAAATCGTAATTTCATCGGGAGCGGTCTCTTCAACCTCTTTGAGTCTGTCTCCAAAGAAGTCAAGGGCTTTGTTGTAGTCCATGGTATGAACACACAGAATGCTCTCCAAAAGATAGTCAGAATACCTTGGATAAACTGTTTTCATGTTATGAACTACATAGGCCGTGTTTCCAAATCTAGCAATGGCTCTTTTTCGAGCATTGGACATCCCGAAAATCTTGGCTTGGTAAGGTAAAAAGACATTCTCGTAACAGATTCCCCCATATCTGATTCCGCTCATAATCATGTCTTGAACAATGGACGTATGACGCCGACGAGTGGCTTGATGAAAAGTCCAAGCAAGGTTCTTTTCAACCCTGTCTGCGAGGTCCTTGGCTTCGGGAGTGTCGTCATAGGAGTTAAAGTGACGGGTCTCCTTGTTGTTCGACAACATCGACCCACCGGAGAGCATCTGATCTCTCGGGTCTGAAGTCGGGGCGGGAATAACCCAGTCCATCTCACTCAGCGACTTGGGTTTGTCCCAGTCTACCATCCACATTTTGTCGGACTTCTCGAAAATCTTGTTTCTTTCCTCTCCGTCTGCGATCAGATCGTCCGCCAAGTCCTGGATTTTATCAAGCAATTTGACTTTAGCCATATTATCCTCTCATGTGCGCCCAACCGTTGTAAGCGGGCTTCACGGTAACTTGTTTCTCGGCTCCGTCCACGTCAAAGTCGGCTTTGGGGATGTTGGTCGAAGCCCGGGTCATGTGATAGACCGCATCCAGACAGTCCGTGGGTTTGAGTTTATCGTTGGTCCAGTTGCACCACTCAAATTCAAACCTTTTAATAAACGGATTCGGCTCGTCCGTGATCCAGACCCGGTTTGTGTCGAACAACGTCGCCAGAATCTTTGTAAATCTGAACTCTTTCGACTTGTTATCCACCTTACTCTGGTAGACCTTCGACCCGTATTTACGATTCAGCCCCCAGTAAAACTCCTCACCTTTCCCCAGACTCTCGACTTTGATCCTTCTGTAACCCGGGTACTTATTGGCGAACTGAAGGATTTTCATTTCGCATTCGGTGGTGGAGAGTTTGCCGTAGAATCCATCCACGAGTATGAGACCACCACCGGGTATCTCCACTCCAATAGCGATGGCGAAGTTGTCTCGATCCGCCTTAGAGGCTAACGGATCGTTCTCTGATGCGAAGTCCACCCCCATCACCACCGGCCAGGAAGAATTGATCTTCTCAAACGGATACTGATGGAGCCATTCTTTCTTCAAGACCTGCCCCTCAGCCACGCTCAGGTCGAGCATACACATGGTCGCAAAACCAATCGGGCCTAAGAGATTCTGCTGATACTCGATCTGCTTCTCACCGTAATACTCGGGCCAGGTTGGAGAGCCGTCCTTCTGCCGGATGGGTGTCCACGTCACCTGAAACATCTTGGTGGCTTCCATCTGGGCCATAGCGTCGTTTCTCGCCCAAGGTGTTCCGATTCCGATCAGCCATGTTCTATCAGGAAGGACCCGACTCAAGATGGTCTTCGACAACAGATCGTTGATGTACGACCGCTCTTTGTCACTGCGGGCGGTATCCTCTGTGTTGAGGTCGTCGAAGAGATACAGACCGTCAGGATGTTTACCGGGAATGGCGTGAGAGGTGATACCCAAACCCAGAAAGCACGGGTCGATTCCCAGACTCCTTCTCCACTCCCCGTAATCCATGTCGGTTCGTTTTACATGGAAACCGGCAAGGCTCCAACCGGCTTCCTTATCCGGAATTACGTTTGGAAAGAGAGCCTTCCACGCCGGGTTGTTCTCGATGATGTCGCCGAGCTTTTTAATATTGTCGGCGGCCTTCTCATCAGACGCCCCGATCAGCATATTCCTTCGAGACGGGTAGAGACCGATCTGGTGCGCCATAAGAGTCAACATGGTCACGGACTTCGTAAAGCCCACCGAGGCGTAGATCAGCGTTCCGACCCCATTGCGCCTGTTCTCGTAGCTCTGTCTGATCCACTCCATGGCGTGTTTGGGGACGGTCTTGTCCCACACCAGAGTATAGAAAAGCTCAAACCCCTCCGGGCTGTCGGTGTGGGCGATCTTCCGCATGATGTCGGAGATTTCAGCCATGGGTCATCGGATGCTTTCGCCAGCGTCGAAGCTGGCCTGTGGCACGGCAGTCCCGGTCCAACTTCACATAACTTTTGCCGTTTACGGTTTTGAAGTCGATCTTATGAACCAGACCACAATCGCAACAGGCAATTTTGAGCGGGCGGGAAAACGGCGTCCACTCCAGAGGAACAACCTCTTCCCAGTCCTTCATTGCGTTATGGTGGTTTCCCAATACTTCCCACAGAAGACACACATCTGCTCCGGATACCCGTGGGCACAGATATGCTCCAGCTTCTTCCTCCGCATAGTCTCCTCCCACTGTCGGAGTGAGATGATCTCAGTTTTTTCATCCCCTCTGAGTAGTACCCGGCTTTCGTCCAAATTGATGGGCATGGGAGCCTCCTATAGAACTCTGATGGTTTCGCGGGGTTTTTCGGGCTTGGTCTCGCGTATATATTGGTCCAACTTCAATTTCAAATCCACGGCATCAGCCCAGGATAGTTTAACTGTGCCTTGGCCCGGAATATGAATTTCTACGGTCACTTCTACTTCGATCTGGGATGGAAGAGGGCTGGTCATAGGCTCCTTTTCAGAAAATTTGAAAAATTTGATCGGGCGTGTACCCAAGAAAGCAAGCAACAGAGGCAACCTAACGTGGGACCGGGTGCCGCATTTTGTCCCGCTGTTTTTTGTGTCCTGCCGCCTTGCCCCTTTGCCCCCTGCCATTGTGATATGTGTCACTATGTTATGTAAGCTAATAGTTATTATCATACTCATCTCTGGGCTGATAATAGCGTAAACTCGCGTACAATGTCTAACGCTCTGTCTTGTGCATCCCCGCTCATTATGACATTGACTGTCATACCCTGGGCTGTAGCCTGCTCTGCCCTATCGTCTTCCACTAAGCCCGCGCTCTTTTGCACGCTTTCCCATGCACGCACGCGCGCACCCTCATTGGCATCCGGATTCAATGTAATGGACTCTGTTAGCGTCTCAGTGACACACTCAACAGCCAGGGGCAGACTTATCCCGCCTTTAGCGGCTATCCTGGCGGCTTGATCCGGGTTAGCTGTATTCTCTACAGCCCGCATAACCCCGCGCTTAGCCGCATTCCTATATGATTGCATTTGTTTGGCCTTAGCTTGTCTGGCCTTTTCCCTATCAGTAAACGGGGGGATAGTGGGGCCGGTGGTAATTCGGCCCTTATCCTTATCATAAATACAGCCATTTGCTAATGTTATGCTATTACTTTCCATATTGGACATTATATATCCGATTTAGCATATTAGCAATAGCTTTAATGACTAACGTACCATGTATATTACAGTATACTTTTTACAGCCTGCGGGATTATCCTGTTAACAGAGGCTAAAATGGACATTGATAATAACGGCTATCCTGTTGGTTACCCCGCTGTTGGTTCAACCGTTGAGATACTCGCATCCGATGAGCGGCCCTATGTTCCCTCCCAGATAGGCAAATTGATTGCCTATGATTACAGCCCCGATTATCTGACCGCTTACGCCATTATCCATATGGCGGATGGCCAGACTTGGGAATGTGACCCGCTCCGGCTTTTTGTGAGGCCAGAATGAATAACTTACTTGTCACCGCCTCTCGGATCGCTGAATTACTCGGCTTTTCCCCTGATACCATCACAAACGACGACTTGGATATGTGTATCGCCCTCGCGATTCAATATGAAGGGAGAATCTAACATGTATACACTCTGGAAAGTCAATCACGCCCTTGGTTCGTGGTTTCCGATGGGCAAAAACGAGAAAATCGACGACCTCAAGGCATCGGCTACCGAACAAATCAAAAACATGCGGGATTTTATGGAATTCGTAATTATCGACAATAACACCGACAAAAAGGTGTTTTCCGTAAAGAATACCCATTAGCCTCTCTCCCCCTTGTCTACCCTCAAAAAGTGACAAGGGACATTTATCCGCTGAACCATCTATCGAAAGGACTCTAAAATGTACGCTTATTTTGACCATGATTTTTCAATCCGCATGACATACGCGCAAGCCGAATCCGCATCCCACCAAGGGCAATGTGACGACGATGTAAAAGCGCTGGTGAACACCCCGGCGATCCGCAAGCAATTAGACAAAATCCGGACAATTGACATAGCCGACGAATTACGCGGCTATGGTGCATGGGATAATGAGGAATTGCTAGACAACGAAGCAAACCGGGAAAGAATCGTATGGATCGCGGCTGGTAACATCGTCGAAGAAAACAAGAAATAACCACAAATTCGGACAAAAGGAGTCCAAAATGTGCCACTCATGCCAGGTTGTCAGAATCCAAGGGAAAGTGTGCCACGAACTTGGATGCCCGGAAAAGTACACAAGTGAAACGCGGGAATGCAAGGAATGCGGGCAGGAATTCCACCCAAAAGAAAAACACCAGGCGTTTTGTTCGGATCAGTGTTACGCGATATTCTATAACCTGCCCTATGATGATTGACTCTCCCCGCGCCTTATAACCCCCGTTGTAAGGCGCATGGAGTGTACAATCACTAGCGCCCCGCGTACCGGGCTAAAGGTATAGCAGGATGACAAAATGCCCAAGAACAATTATCCCGATAACAAGCACATGGAAGCACTGTATACACTCGGGCCGGATTTTAGCTTCACGAAATGGAATGAATTGCGCCGGATCGAAATGACGGCCCACCGGCGCGCCGAACAGTATTGTAACGGGGAAATCACGGAAGAACAGTCTGACGCCTCAGATAAGCGGATCGAAAAGCGGATAATCAAGGTTTTCGGGAAAATCCCGGATGGGTTTTTCCTCAATGGCGATCCGCGCGGATATGCCTTGAAACTGGACAACGAAAAAGTCACCATCCCGGATGGAATGCACAAAGACTGGGGCGGATACGGGATTATCTGCCCACTAGACTGAGAGGAAACCATGAAACATACTCACTGTATAACTCTGGACTGGTCTTGGTGGCGCTTCGATTATTGGCACGACAAAAACAGCACGGCTTGGGCGATTCACTTCGGGCCACTGTATATCTTCGGTGATTAGTTTGACTTTCCCCAACGGCTGTAAAAGGAGGTACAGCCGTCCGGGAGTGCACAAACGTGAAAGAAGTGACAAAAGTACTATATACCCCGGGAGAGTCCCGGGAGTAGACTAAGCTAAAGGGAAAAACATGGATACTAAAACCGCCTTCGTTGTCCGCAAGTCTAATCGGTGCAAATGGTTCACCGTTGGCATGGCAAAAGAAGCAAAGGAAAAAGTACGGCACGCCTATTTGACCCAACGGGATTATCCAGGTTGGCAAATTGGCATGATTGAAGTCCCCGATGATGGAAAATACCCCGAAGACTTCCGTGACGGGCACGAAGTCAAGCCGGTGCCGCTTATCACCCCGGAAATTGCCCGGGCGACGGAAAACCTTGTCAATCATGGAATCACCCCGATTAATCCGCCTATTGTCGGGGCGCTAACCGTGTTCGGATTCTTTCAGGAATACGCGGAAAAAGTAGGTTGACTCCCCTCCCAGGACGCAAGGGGGTGCGCCCTGCGCGGAGTGTACAACCGGGAAAAGGTTGGCTGTAGTCTAAAAGAAGACTCGGGCCGTTGGCACAAGGTATAGGGGGCCGTAGAGCCACTCCAGCCGGGAAACGGCACGGCGCGAAATGTGGGTTGTAATGGCCCACCAGCCAACAAAAGAAGGAGTCCACCATGTACTATGTCTTTGTCCGCGATTGGTGGAAAGATAATCCGGAATGGCCCAATGGGTTAGAACCGTGCCCGGGGCCGGAAGAAGTGATCGAAAAGTACATCCAAACGGAAGAAGAGGCCCGCCGGATAGCAAAAGAGTATAACAAGACTCACGCCCCGGGCCGTCTCTCCCGAAAAGCTGAATTCGCTGAGATGGAATTCTAAGATTAGCCTTGCTAAACTGGAATTTGAATGCAAAGGAGAATAACATGCCCCTGTCTATCTGGATTGTCCTGATTCTGTTCGCCGCCGTCCCCTTTGGGTTGGTCCTGGGTTTTCAGATTGCCGGGATGGTCCTGGCCGGGGATGAACAAATGGAGAAATTCGGAACCCGCGAAGTCATTTTTGTAAAAGAGGAATAATGAAAACAGATTATAAAATCGGAGATTATGTAAGAATACTGCCCGGGGCGAGTCTGCGGGGAGAACATGCCTATGGAGACAAAGGGAAAATCACCCGCTTCTTTGATCGCGGCGATGGTGCCTGGATTGAAGTAAAACGAAAAGAAGAGGGGGATTATTACTGGGAAGAACTCGAACCCGCCCAGGCCCCTGACGAATTCCCGGAACCGGGGAGTCCGGTTATTCACAAAATCCAGAGAGTAAAAGGAGAATAAGATGGAACCCGAACAGATCATAAAACAAGTCTACCGGGGATACAACATTCTCACCCCTAAAGTCATGCG